AAAAAAATTAATTGATATGAGCGAAGTATTTCACGATTTTCAGGTGCACCACCTTTATTTGTGCGCCCTAGTAATTTTTATCTGTTTCGCTACAATTCTGATAGCGATGACAATTGACCTGATAGCAGGCATACAGAAGGCGAAGGAACTGCATGTTGCAAGAACGTCAACCGGGTTGAAGAAGACGTGCGACAAGGCGAAGAAGTATTTCCTGACATTCGGTATCGCTTCGCTTATGGACGTTGCTACGTGTGTTATCTCTCCATTTCCCATGTTCTCCATCGCCTGGACGGTTTATCTGCTTCTGTGTGAGTTCAAGAGCATCAGGGAGAAGGCATACGAGAAGGCAGAGATACGCAAGCAAGACCGCACGATGCAAGTAATACTGGAGAATAAGGACGAGATTGCGAAGGCGGTTGTCGAGATTATGAAGGAAGAAAGGAAGAAAGGAGGAGACAATGAGGATAACTAGAGCGCAACTTCTAAAGGTAATGCCGAATGCAGGCAGCAGGGCAGACACCTATCTTCCAATCATAAACGGATGGGCAGAGCATTTCCACATCAATACGAAACTTCGCATGGCTCATTATCTTGCGCAAATAGCGCACGAATCCGGTGAGCTCAGATACACCAAAGAACTGGCAAGCGGCAGAGCCTACGAGGGCAGGAAAGACCTCGGCAACACCCAGCAGGGCGATGGCGTGAAGTACAAGGGCAGAGGTCTTATTCAGATAACCGGGCGAGCCAACTACCGGAAGTATGCCAATTATTGCGGCTTCGATGTAGTGGGCAGTCCCGAACTTTTGGAGCGTTCTCTGGGAGCAACGAAATCCTCGATGTGGGTATTCGACACCTTCGGCTGCAATGAGTTGGCAGACCAAGACAACTTGAAGGCTATCAGAAGGAAGATAAACGGAGGGTACAACGGACTGGCAGCCTGCGAGAAGTATTTGAAGCGAGCCAAGGAAGCCTTAAAAATCAAGGTGCTTGCGTAATAAACACATCAATCAAACATTTCAAAGTATGGAAAATTCAAGGAAAGGGCGAAATTTGCGTTCTGCGGCGTTATTTTTCGCAATGCTTATAATTACCCCACTTTTGATTTTGGGCTGTTCCTGCGCAAAAACAGCCGCAAATAACACGGTTTATCACGACAGCGTACACACCAGTATAAGACGTGACAGCGTGAACCAGCGACAGATCCACTGGCAGGACACACGGCAGCATGACAGCATATTCAAGCAGGACAGCGTGCTGGTATACATCAATGGAGACACCATTATAAAGGAGCGGTGGCATAATCTTACGACTACCAGATGGAGGACAACGACCAAGACGGACACCATCGTGGGCGACATCTACAAATTCGTGACCGACACCGTGAAGGTCAAGTATTACGTCAACCGATACAAGACCAAGGAGGTGGAGAAGCCAGCGAGCACATGGCACAAGATAAGGCTATTCATTGGCGATTGCGTGATTCTGTTTCTGTTCCTTCTTGCGGTTAACTGGATAAAGGAGCGCATCAAGAAGAGAGTTCAATAGGTTCAATCATAATATCAATTTTTAGAAGGGCAGGAAGCGCAGGAGAGCGTTTTTCTGCCCATTTTTGTGCGTAGAACACTTTTCATTGAGAGAAAAGGGGTAGGGGTTATGAGAGTTAGATTATATTCATTCTAACTAATGCGTGCAGGTTATTATTATATAGAGCGTGGAAAGCGTACCGAAAACAGCCAAAAGCGTACCGGTAACAGCCGCTTCCATCTCAGCAGGGAGAGGAGGGGCACATCTGTCGATGATTTCCTTTATCTTTAGGATAAAATCAATTTTTATAGTTTTGCGTCCAAGACGAGCCTGCACATTCTGTGGTGTAGTACCCAGTTCTCTAGCTACATCGCTCATTGTCAAGCCCGAACGCTTAATATACTTCTTTAACTCTTCACCGCTCATAATTGTAAATCAATTTAAAACTAATTAAAAACTTATTAAAAACAACCACAAAACAATTGTTTTTCAATTTTCTTTTTGTATTTTTGCAACCGAATTACAAAGCGAGTTTAAAAACTCATTTGCAAAGATAAAGAAAATAATTGTAAAATACAAATAAAATGGGAGAAAATTTTAATTATGATTTCAGAACCCCACTGCAGAAGCAGCAGGACGAAAGAAAGAAGAACATCATAGCGATGTTTGCAGATTTCCGAGCAAAAGCACCTGCCGAGACCTCAGACAGCAGAATAATGCTCGCAGTATCACAGCGTGTTGGTTGCACCCAGCAAAACGTGCGTGTTATCCTCATCAAGGCTGGAGTTATTACACCAAAGAAGAGACGTGCAACCGTGCGCAAATAATCAAGTAGAACCAATTTAAACATTCAGAGCGTATGAAGAAGTTTATCGAGATTATCACAAGTGACGAAGTATTATCCCTGGCAGTTGCCATCGTATTAGTAACTTTAATCTTTTGGAGGGCTTAATATGACGAACGAAGAACCAAAGGTAGCGGATGCAGGCAGATACACCATGACAGAGACCTGCAAGGTGCTGGGCATCCATCGAAACACCCTGCGCAGATGGTTGCAGGCTGGTAAGATGAAGGTCAAGTTCCGCAGAATCGACAACCACAAGGTTATCGAGGGGGCAGAAATCAAGAGAGCGTGGAGGGTTGCCCTATGATGCAGGCATACAAGAAAGCGAAGCAGCTTACCGCCAAGTGGGAGCAGGAGCGAAAGGACAACAAGCGACTGGCAACCATTAAGGAAGCGGAAAGACGCATTCAGGTAAGGGAGTTCGACAACATGCTTTGTCTTTCACTGGACGGAATACCGGTGCTCCCGATGAGCGAGTTTAACAAGCAGACGCTTGCGGACGCACGTCTGACATTATTTAACTATTTAAGCAGACGGTAAGGTTATGAATTGGAAAGAAATGATACGAGTGGAACGTGGAGCCGATATTACGGAAATGGAAGCTCCTATTCCTAGCACGATTGGAGAAGGCTTCACCTTCTGCCTTGATCTTGATGGTGAGAAATATACCACAAAAGGTGATTATACGAAAGGAAAGCGTGATGTGGAGTTTTGCATAACTTCTTATATAGGTTATTGTGGTGGAGCAGAGCATTACTATTGCTCTATTAGTATTCCCGTGGTAAACAGAAGCGGAAATAAAATTGTAGGAGGATACCTTGGTGGCATAAAGATTCCTAACGAGTACCAGGGATTCAAAGCGAGCATAGTCAGACCTCTTTCAAAAGAGGAAGCGGCAGACACTAAAAGATGGGAATGGTACGAAGAAGGTGACCTGGTGGATGCGTTTTGCTCACTCAAAGAACTTAATAAATGTATCGAAACGATCCGTAAGATTTTCCCGGAAGACAAATGGAATGTCGTGATTAAAAGAAGAATTTAGCATTATGGAACCAAGAATTATCAAACAATGCGAAGAGGCAATGTACGATGCCATCTGGCTGGAGTTAGACCGTGACCCGCAGCAACCAGCGGTTGCAAGGGTAGACATTAAAACAAAGGCAGGCGGCATTTCAGTCTGGTGCGACAGAACCGGGAACACAGCGGTCGTGACGCACAAGAATAGCAACAACGACAGCGAGCGGCTGGAGGAAGCCATCGAGGGCTGCGTCAACTATCAGGACGTGATGGACGACTGGCTGGAAGAGAACAGCCAATACGCAGACCAAGACCCGATGGACGCCTTCGAGGAAAGCAGGCTCGACAGCCTTATGGCTCAACTGGTTTGATTACGATGTTAAACAATTATTATATGGCTTTCTGCAGCGGCAGGGCAAAGGGCGCACGCAAAACTCATTTTTCAAGGTTATCTAAAATTAGTTGTTTTTACCATGTAATATGCGGAAACGACAGCGTGCGCCCTGCAACGGAAGGGCATCCCTCGGCAGCTGGCAAGGGGGGGGTAAGTTTTGGCAGTCAACTGGGGTTCGAATCCCCAGCCTTCCACTAGAGTTAATTAAAAGATTATGTTGAACAATAAAAAGAACGAATTATGGAAAATGAAATTATCAATGTAAGCGGTGGCGAAATGCTGGAAGCTATCAACCGCTCGGAGATTGACGGACAGATTGCAACAGCGCACAAGTTCCCGAGAGACATCATGCAATGCAAGCAGAACATGGTAGCATTGGCAGCCATGGACGATGATGTAGCATACAACTGCTTCTACCACCTAGAGCGCAAGGGCAAGGATGGTCAGGTGTCGGTTATTGAGGGTCCTAGCGTGAGATTTACAGAAATTATTTCTGCATGCTGGAAGAACCTTCGCATCGCAGGTCGCATCATCGCAAACGATGGCAAGACCATTACGGCACAAGGCGTCTGTCACGACCTCGAGAGCAACGTTGCCTACTCCGTAGAAGTGAAGCGCAGCATTCTGACCTCGAAGGGATACACCTTCTCGCAGGATATGCAGGTGGTAGTTGGTAATGCAGCGGTTGCGATTGCCCAGCGTAACGCAATCTGCAAGGTCGTGCCGCAGGTATTGATTGCAAGCGTGGTGAAGGAAGTGCAGGCAAAGGCACTTGAGCACATCAAGCAGACTGGCGTACAGAGCCAGTGGAAGAGCTGCGTAGCCTGCTTCCAAGTGTACCAGGTAACAGACCTTATGCTGCTGGAATACCTGTGCAAGAAATCAGCCGAGGAAGTCACGGCAGAGGATATTCAGAAGCTGGCTGGTGTGTACAACGCTATCAAGGAAGGCACGACCACCGTAGAGGAGACCTTCAAGAAGCCAAAGCTGCAGGAAGCCATCGCACAGCAGGCGCAGGCAGCAGCCGATGATGCCAAGAACAAGGCGCAGAAGGCAATGAACCGCAGCCAAGGCAAGACTGGCAAAGCAGCGAAGAAGTAGTTTTAGTTTATAAAGTTATAACGTTTGCCCGAACCGCCACGGCACAACCTATGGGGTGGGCTCCCATCATAACCTACCAAGGGAAGCCGTGGCAACTTTTAAACATTCAGTAATAATATGGCAGAAAAAGAAAACAATCAGAAACACAAGAGCACCATCGACAAGTACTTCAGCAGAACCGCAGATGGGTACAAGGCATGGGCAGAAGAAGCCGAAGAAGAAAGATGCTATCTGCAGGCTACAATAGAGCCGACTGGAGATGCAGATGAAGACGGAAACCAAGGATTCGATTTTCATATTGCTTACCACGGTAAAACCGCTTACCTCGCAGATGGAATTGCTCAAGCAATGCAAAGGGATAAATTCCTTCGCACGATCGTTATTACAGCAGCTAGAAAATTCTTTTTTGATAAATAAAACATTCAGACAATGAAACAGATAATCAAATATAAAAGCAGAGAGGAGTGGTTGCAGAACCGCTCCAAGGGAATAGGTGCATCAGAGGCAGGTACGGTACTGGGTTTAAATCCATGGGAGACCCCATACCAGTTATGGAGACGCAAGAAGGGTATCGACCCACCAAAGGTTGAGAACTTTGCGATGGTTGCAGGACACCTGCTGGAGGATGCCGTGGCGCAGTTCTTCAAGCGAGAGAGCCACTGCCACATCATCAAGGCATCGACTGACGACTACACCATCACGAACACCGATACTCCGTATCTTCGTGTGTCTCCTGACCGCACCTTCTGGAGAACCGGGGCAACGCACAACGAAGCGAGCAAGAGCATCCTCGAGTGCAAGACCACGCAGATGCAGATAGATGCAGACGACCTTCCGAAGCATTGGTTCTGCCAGCTTCAGATGAACCTCGGAGTTGGCGAGTACAAAGATGGAGCACTTGCCTGGCTGACAGCAGGCAGGGAGTTCGGCTACCGTGACATCGATTTCGACCCCGAATTCTTCGGATGGATGAGGGACGAGATAACCAAATTCTGGCTTGACTACATCGTGGGCAACCAAGAACCACCTGCGTACAGCGCACAAGACGTTCTCCTGAAGTCTCCACTGCACAAGGCAGGAAAGGAGATTGAAGCCACAGCCGAAATCGGGGACATGCTCATCGAGTTGAAGGAAATCAAGGAGAAGAGCAAGACACTCGAGAACCGACAGAAGGAGATCGAGGACAACTTGAAGCTGTTCTTCGGGGACGCAGAGAGCATCGTGGACGGAAACGGCAAGACGCTGGCAACGTGGAAAGCACCGAAGGCAAGCGAGAAGTTCGATGCCAAGGCTTTTCAGACAGACCATCCTGAGGAATGCGCTGCCTACATCAAGCAGGTGCAGGGAGCAAGAAGGCTACTCATCAAGTAAAGGCAGGGCTTATGGCTAGCGTTCCTTTATCGAAAACCGACCTAAGGAATATAATTTCTCAACTGGAGAATTATATTTCCCTAGGTGGGAAAGTGACAGCACCGACCGACACAAGCCAGCGGAACAAAATCCGTATGGCTACAGTGTTAAAACGGAAGCTGGAGAAAAAACTATCATTATCAGAATAAAATTATGAACGATTCATTCATCTTATACACATCAGACTATCAACTAATCGAGGGGCTGACGGACGAGCAACTCGGGCAACTGACCCGGGCACTCTTCATATACGCAAGGGATGGCGAGGTTATCAATCTAGAACCAGTCGTACGTATGGCTTTCGTCTTTATCAAAGACAAGATTGATAGAAACCAGCAGAAGTATCAAAAGAAATGCGAACGTAATCGGGAGAACATTCGTAAACGATGGAATAAATCGAATACGAATAATACCAAAGAAAACGAACGTATACCAAACGATACGAGCGTATACGAACGTATACCAAACGATACGACACGATACCTATATGATAGTGATAGTGATAGTGATAGTGATAGTGATGCAAGTAAACTTGCAGATAATAATAAACCTTCTAAAGAAGCTTCTATGCAAAGTTTTTCCGAGAAAAACGTTTGCGCTGCAGAAGAACCGCAAAAAAGTTCTGAGAAAAAGAAATCCAAGAAAGGTGAAATCGACTACGCAGCCATCAAGGACTACTGGAACGAGCAGCATGACAAGACCAACAGCGCAATGCGAAGGCTGACGCTTATGACGGAAAACCGCAAGGAGGCAATCAGAGGAAGGCTCAAGGACTGCAAGGGAGATATTTCCAAGATTTACCTGGCAATCGACAAGGCTATGGCTAGCGACTATCTGAACGCAGGGCATTCCTGGGCATCGTACGACTGGGTAATGACAAGGAAGTATTTTCCGAAGGTGCTGGAAGGCAACTACGACAACACCAAGCCAGCCACAAGCCAGCAGCCGCAATCGGCAGCAGCCAGGGCGCAGGATCCTGCGGCAACGGCACGTCCGAGCATCGGGGAACTCTACGAGCAAGCCAAGCACCAGCAGCCAGTGAGCCAGCAGAGCCAAGACAGCAAGTTCAGATGGGTAATCCAGCAGAACCTTGCAGACTTGAAGAAGAACCCGAACAACAAGCCTGCCAAGGATTCGCTGACAAGATACTACGAGAAGGGAGTTCTGCAGCGGCTGGGTATCGACTGGAAGCCCGAATAATAACGGATGAGGGCAAAATCAGCCGCTCTGGGACGTTTTCACGCTCCAGACGGTAAATTTATAAGCAAACAGATTTTAAACACTTAAAACAAAAGAATTATGGCAGAAGAAGTAATTGTAATTAATGAACCGGACGAAATGGGCGAGTATTTCGAGGATGGTACGCTTCTGAATGTAGAAGGCAAGGTTCTCAGAGTTAAGGATGATACTCGTGATGAAAGTGGCTGCGATGTGTGTGCCCTTGATGCCGAGGAACTGGGCGAGTATTGCGCTTGTGCATTTTGCGCCGAGTGTCACTTTATAGAGATTGAAAGCCATGAATGAATTATTTTTCCACGAATGCAGAGCCGCAGGGCTTGTGTTCAAGACATCGAACGATTGGTTCAAATGGCTGACCGGTAACAGCTACGACATCAAGAAGCCGGTTGCAGAGCACGAAGGCTTCCAGTTCAATATCAAGGATGAGTGCATCAATCCTCACGTAATCGAGTATGCCGTAGAGGGTGCAGACAACTGGGGATGGAAGGTAATGACCGCCAACACCCAGTTCGGCTGGATATGGGGCTACAGCATTCAGAAGGGAAAGCATGGGTACGACAGCCCGGTAGCCTACCCGAGTAGATATGACATTATCAGCATCTTCTACGGTAATGAGAAAGAAGCGGTTCAAGATGCCCTGACCTGCATCATCAGAGACCTCGAGAAGAATGCTGGAACCAAGAACACCAACCTCCTTCTCTGGGCGGCTAAGAAGAAGCGGGCAGACATCATTCATCCGCAGCAGGAACTTTTTAAATAGTTATCATAAACCGTATTAGCTATGTACAGAGTTGATATAAAACTGGTCCGTGAGTGTGGTCTTCATCATCTGTCAGCTGACAACAGAGACATCTGGCTGGCAGATGATGAGGTAAAGGCACTTGAATGTATCCTGAAGGATTACAATGCGGACACGAACAATTTTAAACGCAGATAAATGAAAAAGATAGAAATCATCACGGACGAACACCGACATCACGTATACGTTGGCAACACCGATTTCTGGATCAATACTCAGGAACTGTTGGAACTTTATTTTAAACTCGGACGAGTGAAGTTATAACAATAAAAACATTCAGATTATGAAAGTGAGAATAGCAAACAATAAAAACATTCAGACAATGGAACAGAAAGATATTGATATTTATGAGATTTTGAAGGACGTAGAGTATGGCACAGAGTTATACACGTCAAAATGTGGAAGGGTGTGGTTCAGCGGAAAGGCAGCAGACTTCACTCAATGCATCCCATACGAGGGTCACGAGAATTTTGCCTTCACTGACTACGACTTCGTAGACTTACCTTTCTAGTGGACGCATGGCGAGTGAATTATGCAAGGCTTGCGATGCCGGGCGAAACTGCATAAATGGCATCTATTGCCCGGCACGCAAGCAATATGTAGAACATCAGGTAATACTTGAATGCAATGAGCGACTTCGTAACAAGGGAGAAGAACAGAACGTACTACCAGGAACACCGGGAACAGATCCTCAGAGCCACGAAGGAATGGCGAAAGAGAAACCGGGAAAAGTACCGGGCGTACCAAAAGGAGTACTGGAGTAAGCACTACCGGAACTACGGTACCAAGAACCGGGTAGCCGACAGAGCGATGCGTGAGAGGAAGAAGCCGGACGTAGAGAAGGCTCTTTCTCTGTTCAAGAATCCGCAGCAGGCAGCGCATCTGGCTTGGCTGCTAGAAAACAAAAAGAATAATCGGTCGTGAGTTCAATAATAGAGTTTTTAACCAGCGAGGACAGAAGGAGATAGGCTCTAATATCAAAACAAATAAACTTATAACATCTTGAAATTACGATATGAGAGCCGGAAACGCATCTCCCGAAGTCTGACAACAAACAAAGAAAGCGAGGTGGTACATGAGGAAGTAAGAAAAAGAAATCGTTAGAAAATTATGCTTTTATTCATTCGGCTGGCGGTGGAAGAAGGAAGAACCCTGCAACATATTCATTTTGTTATTCATTTATTTTGCACCCGCAGGCACAACTTCCGGAATCCCTGCCAGCTTTCTCTATCGCAACCGAAAAGAAGGGAAAGAAAGGGGTAGGGGAAAGATAGGGATAATAACGCATGTGCGCACGTATATGCGCACGTAAAGGGTGTTGGATAATAAACTACACCAGCAAAACAAAATAAACGCTTATGCGTGAAATTCAAACAAAATAATTACTTTAAAGAAAAAAATGGAAAAAGGAACAGTTATAATCGGAATCGACCCCGACAATCAGGAAAGCGGAGTTGGAGCAGTCTTTGACGACAAGAAGTTTCTCGCTTATAAAATGAACTTCCCAGCTTTGATAGATTACCTTAAGGCAATGAACGAGAGTTGCAAGAAGATTAAGGTCGTTATTGAAGGCGGCTGGCTCAACAAAAGCAACTGGCATGTGCTTAATCGTTTCATGACAGCAGTCAAGGCAGCAGCAATCGGACGCTCTACCGGAATGAACCATCAGACCGGAATCTTGATTGTCGAGTGCTGCAAACACTACAATATCCCCTGCGAAATCATCAAGCCATTGAAAAAATGCTGGAAGGGGAAGGACGGAAAAATCACGCAGGACGAAATTGCTTATTTTGTAAGCGCAGGACAAAAGTTGCCGAGAATGAACCAAGACCAGAGAGACGCACTTCTCCTCGCATGGGTCTGTGCAGGATACCCGGTCAGAGTGATGCCGAAGAAACCGCAGACAACCCTGCAGAAGACCATCAGAGCCTTTGATGGATAAAATAAAACGAAGTGTTGGAAAAAGTTAAAAGTGGGCAAAGAGCGAACAACTAAAGCAAAAAAGTAGTATCTTTGCGCCAGTGTTTATCAAATAAGCAGTATTTCGAACTTAAAACAAGAAGAAAATGAAAACAGAAGAAATCGCACTATCGAGGGTCAGCGAGAACGAAGCGAACCCAAGAGAGATAAGCCAAGCGAACTTTCAGAAGCTTGTGCAGAGCATCATCGTGTTCCCACGAATGTTGACCCTGCGCCCGATTGTTATTGATGAGACCTTCCATGCATTGGGTGGCAACATGAGACTGAAAGCCTTGCAGCACATTGTCACGATGGACGAAGCAGGCATTCAAGTGAAGCTGGATGCAGAGCAGCGTCTTTCCGATGATGAGCAATCCGCATTGATGGAGTACTGGCAGGGATGGCAGCAACAGCCAACAGTTACCGTGGTGAGCGCATCAGACTTGACAGAAGCACAGAAGCAGGAGTTTATAATTAAAGACAACCTATCCTTCGGTAACTGGGACTTCAACGACCTTGCGAACCGATGGGACAGCGCACAGCTTCAGAACTGGGGTATGCCAGTCTGGAACCCAGCACCAGTGGAAACAAGCAGCACCAGCAAGTGCAAGAAGAAAGGCAAGGACGACCAAGAGGGCGACCCATTCGCAGGGGAACTACCTCCTGAAATCGAAGGTCAAGACTTAACCCCTGACGACTTGCCAACGATAATGGGCGATGGCGTTTTGCCACGTGAGAACTTAATCATTCACTACAAGCCAGCCGATGAGCCATTCCTTGCCAAGCTTCTGGGAGTTGATCATATTGACCGCATCGTCTGGAACTTTGATGAACTGAAACCAAGACAAGAAGGAAAGGAGGAAGACAATGGAGAAGAATAAAATCGAGAACATCAACCTGCACGACCTGGTGGAGAACCAAGACAACCCACGCAGCATTGAGCCACAGCAGATGCAGAAACTCGTTGAGAGTATTCTGACGTTTCCGAAGATGTTAAAGATGAGACCAATCGTCTGTAATGAGAACCGAGTTATCCTCGGAGGTAACATGCGCTTCCGTGCCCTGCTCAACATCGAGCAGATGGAAGACGAAGCTATCAAGGGAGCGATTGAAGCCGTTGCCGTGAAACTGACCGATGGAGAGAAGCAGCAGCTTTGCAGCCACTGGGAGAAGTGGAAGGCAGAACCAAAGGTCGAGGTCGTTATTGCTGACAGCCTATCCGACGAAGAGACGGACGAGTTCATCATCAAGGATAACGTCTATTTTGGCAGCTGGGACGAAGAGAAGCTAAAGGGAGCATTTGATGTGGACGATATGCAGCGATGGGGATTGAACCCCTGGGAAATCCAGCAGGAAGCCACGACCTACGAACCAGCAGAGGACGAAGAACAGCGCATCATCATCGTATACCGCAGCGAGGACGCACAAGCCGTGGCAGATATGCTGGGACTTGACGCAATCGAGAAGCGCAACTTTGACGTGGAAGAACTCAAAGAAAAACCCGAATAGTCGGAATTTTCGCGTTTAAGTCGGAGAAACTCTTGAAATGGATAAACTATCCGCTCGGAACAATTCAATCCGGCAGAGACGAAATTTAACAAAAATAACTCGAATATGAGAAAGACTTGTGTTTTCATAATTGGAACCAACGCCAGCGGAAAGAGCACCGTTGTCCGAAAGCTGATAGAAAGCTTTGGTGGAATCGAAAGCTATTCGAACGGAATAAGCAGCACCAGGGATGGAGTTGCATTTGCAGGGCGATACGATGTTAAGTACGGAGGTGTTGACAATCTGAACGGTACGACCATACTTCGTGACATCGTGAAGAAGGCACTTGAGAGCACCGACTGTATCATTTGCGAAGGGATGAGACTAAAATGCTGGGGTCCGAACTTGACGCACGCAATGTTCAATGCGGACAGACAGATTGTAATCTTCTTATACGCACCACTCGAAGAAATCCAAAAAAGGCTCGCAGAACGGTCGAACAAGACGTTGAGCAAGGATATTATCCGGGGACAGCGAGAATCGGCACATTCGGCAAAGAAATGGCAAACTGCGGGGTGTGACGTTGTAGCGATAGACACCACGGAGCAGACAGCAGACCAAATCGCAGACTTTATCATCAACAAAATAAATTCATGAGGATATGGCAGAACATTATGGCAACACGCCAAGAATAACATACGAGTTTCCCGACTGCTCAATGCCAATGGCTTTTGACACTTACAATAATTGCAGCTTTGGCTGTATGTATTGCTTTGCTCAGAACCAGCGAGGTATTGGCAGCAAGAAAAAGGAATACCTGCACAAGGAGGTTAAAGACGTGAGCGTTGAGCGCATCAAACGAATGTTCATTGACCCAGACAAGCACGGTGGAGACTTTGCGCCATACATCAAGGCTCGCAAGGTTATGCAGTGGGGAAGCATGAGCGACCAGTTCGACAACTTCGAACGGAAGTACGGAACGACACTGGAACTTTTGCGTTTCTTCAAGGATATAGACTATCCGCTTTGCTTCTCGACCAAGGGAGCGTGGTTCACCAAGGATGAGCGATATATGGACTTGATCAGAGGGCAGAAGAACTGGAACTTCAAGTTCTCAATCATCACCAGCGATGCAGAGAAGGCTAGAGTAATAGAGCGAGGGGTGGAAAGCCCACAAGCAAGACTTGAAGCCATCGAGCGCATCGCCAATGCAGGAGCAGGAGGTGCAACGCTGAGACTGAGACCCTTCATCATCGGAGTGAGCACGCCAACGTACCTCGACCTTATCAAGGAAGCATTCAACAGAGGGGCTACAGCTTTGAGCACCGAATTCTTCTGCCTGGAAACGAGAAGCCCGACATTGAGGGAATTGTTGCCTACCATCAGCAAGATGGCAGGTTTCGACATTCTCGCATTCTACAAGAAGTACAGCGTACAGTCCGGCTATCTGAGACTGAACCGCAAGGTCAAAGAACCGTTCTTCAGGAACATGAAGGAACTGTGCGACCAGCTGGGAATGCGCTTTTATGTATCGGACGCACACTTCAAGGAACTTTGCCACAACGGAAGTTGCTGCGGATTGCCGCCAACGTGGAACTACAGCAGGGGGCAGATGTGCGAAGCACTGAACATTTGCAAGCGCAAGGGATACGTGAGGTGGAGCGACATCAAGCTGGATGCAGAGAACCTTTTGAGGGCGAGACTGGAGAAGGCGATGAACCTGGGAACAAGAGAGAAGTACTCGAAGTATTACACGATGAGCGCAGCCGACTACATGAAGTGGTGCTGGAACAATCCGCAGGCAGCGCACTCGCCATACAAGATGTTCGAAGGGGCAATGTTGCCAGCTGACGAACGAGACAGCGAGGGAAACATCGTATACAAGTACAACGGAGCGAAATTTTAAAATCAGAATCGTATGCCACAAGGTAATAACAACAAACATCGAGCGCAGAAAATCGACATCGAGAACCGCCTGCAGATTATCGCACCCCTATACCGCAAGGGATGGACGGAGCGAGAAATCACGGCAGAGGTGAGGAAACGGCTCGACAGACCGAAATACAATCAAGCGCACTGCGACATTCAGCGGTTATTGAAGGAGTGGAGGGAAGAGAGACTGACCGACACGGACGAAAAGATAACAAGCGAGGTGGCAAGGTTGAAGCTGGTAATACGTGAAGCCTGGGAAGCCTGGGAGAAGTCGAAGGAAGACTACCACTTGCAGAAATCAACCCAGCATGGACAGCCTTTATTTGATGAGCGAGGAAAGCAGATTTCAATCGAGACCGTCAAGGCGATAATGTACGATGCCGAGAAGCGAGGATTCGGAGAACCACGCTACCTCGACATCATCATCAAGGCAGAGACGCAAATCTGCAAGCTGCTCGGACTGGATAAGGTCGTGCTCGACCTGAACGCAGGCTTCCAAGGCGGCATCGAGGTACGCTACATCAACTCGGGACACCAGTGCGCATCCAGCGAGCAGGAAGTAATCGAGCGTGAGGGATTGGATAAAGAATAATTTTTTTTACCATAATTTTGTTTTAAGTTTTATTGTTTGTAAGAATGGCACTATTTGACGTTATTGGTGAACTGTATGCCCCGAATGCGGACGTGAAGCCAAGGTTTCTAGTAAACCAAGGAGGCACGTCTTCGGGGAAGACATACACCATTATGCAGCGTCTTATAGTGCTTTCTTTTGAGCATCCAAGGGTAATTATCACGGTGTGCGGTCAAGACCTTCCGAACCTAAAGGTGGGAGCCATGCGAGACCTCGACACCATCCTGCACACAAGGGCAGAGTTGCTGGACTGGTTCAAGAACAACAAGAGCGACAGCAGCTACCGAGGAAAGAACGGCTCAATCATCGAGTTCAAGAGTTACCAAGATGCGCAGGATGCGAAGAACGGTAAGCGAGACTATCTGTTTGTTAACGAGGCGAACGGTGTGCCATACGAAGTGTTTTGGCAGCTTGCCATCCGAACACGAAAGCAGGTATTCATCGACTACAATCCAAGCGCACGCTTCTGGGTGCACAACAACATCATCGGCAGGGATGACTGCCGGCTGATCCTGAGCGACCACCGAAACAACCGATTCCTTACGGAGCAGGAGCATAAAAAGATTGAAGAGATTGACGACCCCGAATTGTGGCGAGTATATGCGCGTGGACTGACCGGAAAGATAACCGGACTTATATTCACCAACTGGGGCATCGTTGACAAGCTGCCACCAAGGGAGGAGTGGAAGATGGATTGCAGGGGTATGGACTTCGGATTCACAAACGACCCAACTGCTCTGGAGCACGTTATTCTCGCACACGGAGAGTTATGGGTGGACGAGGAAATCTACCAGCCCGGAATGACGAACGATGACATCGCAGACCGATGCAAGGAACAAGGACGGACGAAACGAGACCTTATCATTGCAGATTCGGCAGAGCCTAAGAGCATTCAGGAGATACACAACCGAGGGCTGTGGATAATCGGCAGCACCAAGGGAGCGGACAGTATCAACAACGGAATCGACATTCTCAAGCGTTTCCGCATCAATATAACAAGACGCAGCCACGGCATCATCGGAAACATGCAGCAATACAAGTGGAAGAAGTCAAGGGATGGAGAGACAACGAACCAGCCTATAGACGCATTTAACCACGGCATAGACGCAATACGATACGTAGCCTTGAAGAAGTTATCCGTAGCGAGCCATGGAACGGCTAGGGCGCACGTATTGAGGCAAAGATAATGAAAAAATATAAAGCGTATGGATAATAACACTACATTCAAGTACTGGCTGGCAGTTGCTAGGCACACCAGCTACAAAATCGGCAAGCAGCCACGACCAGCGTTTGTCGGAGGGAAACAAGTGCCCGACAATCTCAACCAGCTATCCATCGGGCAGCTAATTGACCTTTCCCAGCTATCAGACAGCGAGGAAAGTCTGTATCAGATAGTGACAACCGTCCTCGGTCTGAGCCACAAGGAAGTGGAGCAGGCTAGGGCGGTTGATGTCGTTATGCTCATAGGCTGGGTAACAGCAGAGGTCGAGCGCATCAACAAGCTCTTCGAGAGCACAGACACAGCGAAGCCAACGAGACTTGAGAAGGAGGCAGGCATCGATACCCTTCGGTTCGGGCTGTTCGGCATGCTGGACTGGTATGCGGTAAGGATGGGCATCAGCGACCACGACCAAGTATTGAAGACACCATGGCTTCGCATCTACAAGTGCATGGAAATGGACAACAAGAGAAGCGTGTACGAGCGAAACCTGCAGAAGTTGCAAGCGGAAGAAATGAAACGTAAATCTAGATAATTATGGCAACAATAAGGGAAACATTAAAGCAGCTGGCAGCAGACACGCTACCAGACTACACCTACCTATTCGAGGACTGGGACACAGCAGACACCAAGCTGGAGAAACTGAGCTATCCGGCAATCGTCTGCATCATCCCAGCCAGCGGCACGACAGAGATACGCAACGGCAGGGTATACGACACCGTGAACGTTGCCCTGGCTTATCTCGACACCGTACCGAGGGCAGCGGAAGGAGAAGACAACGGAGAGTGCATCGACCGAATGAAGGTGGCAGGGGCAAGGATGATACGAGCCATCAACCAGTCGCACCAGTTTGAACCATTGGAGGGGCAGCAGTACTACGAGACCATCATCGAGCGACTGAGCACGATCGTGTCTGGCGTAATGTACTCCCTTCAGCTGACACAGAGCATAGGAGGGTGCGAGGTATGAGCAAGGGAGGTATTCAATTCGACCCCAAGGCGGCATCGCTCATCATGCGTGAGGAAGTGTGGAGAGCACGGCAGCTTATCATCAACCACATACGTATCAACGGACAGAACGCATCGGGGCGCACTATAGCGAGCCTAAAGGTGGAGCAGCCCAGCGAGGACGAAACCATCCTCTGGGGACACAAGCCATTCGGGGTGCTTGAGACCGGACGAAGGGCAGGAAAGATACCATACAGTTTCCGTGGCATCATCAGGCAGTGGATGAAGGACAAGGGACTGCACGGCAGACCTATCCCCTATAAGACCCAGCGACAGCACAAGTATACACCACAAGAGCGTGGCGACATGAGCATGGCAGGAGCCATCGCCCACACCATCGCCAACAAGGGTTCTAAACTGCACCGGACTGGCGGCAGGGCTGACGTATACAGCAACGTCGTGCCCGACACGATGAAGCGGCTCGGACAGCGACTTATTTCATTAATCCATCTTTCGGTGGGAAGTATCAAACTAAACAATTAGACGGTATGAGACAGACAGTGAACAACGGATATATTTTTTTCTACCCCGATAAAGTGTGCTTCGCATTCTTGCCTTGCATCATCAGAGCGATTGGAAGCAACCTATCGTGGATTGAGGTAATAATCAGATGTGGCAAAACGGAACGAGCCTACAATGTGGAGGCGTTCAACGGAAAGTGCATTACAGACTTCAGGGCATACGTACAAGCCTTTTTCGATGGACACATCAATGCAGGCGTAGACTGGACGATAAACTATGACCTCAATAACTTATCCCAGTACATAAGAGTTGAGGTTAACGCATACGATTACAGAGACGGACAGCTTGCGAGCATCGAATTCACTACGAACGTAGTATGGGGTGCGCCAAGGTTCGGGGAGACCTGGAACGGCTACAAACGCCTTACGTGGTTCACCAACTATCCGTTCTCTTTTGGTATGTATTTAAGTAAGGCGGACACCAAACTGCTTATAGGTTACGAGGGAGCACCCAACAAGCTGCTTGAGATTCCGACCACCGACATGATAGACTTCAATGCAGCCATCTTACCAAGCGGTGCCAGGTACTGGAACATCTACGACTACGATGGAGAGATTCAGCAGGGAACGTTTGACAATACTTTCGACCTTACTTTCTGCCTATCTGCCGGTGGCAAGCAGTCACTATTGCTGCGCATCGACAGAGACGATACCGAGAGCGGCATCTATCTGCGTTGGATTGACCGACACGGATTCATTCGCTATTGGCTCTTTGCGTCTGGTGAGGAAACGAGAGAGATTGCCAGCGACCTGAGTTTCATACGCAACAATCTAAGCGGATACAGCGACATATACGGCTACGTTGGCGACAGCGGAAGAAGGCAGGGATACGAGCGCACGGATTCAATCAAACTTTGTGCCCCGTTGGTTGACAGTGATACGTTCGATATGCTGCAAGACCTAGCCAGCAGCCCAGTCGTTGACATGTACCTCGGGGGAGACTGGATGAGCGAGGAAGACCAGTGGACGAGCGTAACAATCAAGGCAGGAAGCTACACGAAGAGCACAGCTTGCTTGCAGGATTTCGTGTGCGAAATGATAATAAATAACATTAACGTTCAGAGATTATGACAGACCAGCAACTTTATATAGACGGTGTTTTGATGGATTTGCCGGAGAGCACCGATGTGGTGCTCGACATTAAGAGCAACCTTTTTCGTGACGTCACGAAAATGACCTCGAACTACACGTACACCATCCAGCTACCACGGACGGTGCACAACCTTTCAGTTTTGCAGCAAGCGGACAGACCGAAGAGTGGCAGCAGATACCCTTTTATTTTCCACCAGTGCAGTTATTTCCGTGGAGGTGTGCAAATTATCAAGGACGGACGGTTGAACGTACTGAGCATTGAGGAAAGCATCGAGGTCTCGATTTATTGGGGCATAATGCCAGCGTTCACGAAGCTACTGGAGAGCGGAATGAAACTGAACGAACTGGGAGTGACAGACAGAGTGCTTTTTGAAAAGTACAACACACCGAACACAAGGGAGGAAGCCGTGAGCAAGGGGATATTCTTTGCTTATTACAATCCATACCGAATTGAGAGCAAAGATAACTTTGGTATTAATCTGGTGCAGAGGAATAAGTATACCACGACACAATACCTGCCTAGCCGTGGACGCATCAGAACTGGCACAGAGGTAGGAAAGTACATCAGTGGAAATATAGAGAACGAACCGGACACGATTTGTGCTCTCATCCCCTTCTTGCCATCATCAACGGCAAAGGTGCAAGCGCAAGGAAAGGGCGATTACAGAAGCTATGCGGTACTGGATAAGTACATGCGAGTTCTATCCGTGAGCGGAGAAGATGAGACGCTGGAAGTATACACCATCAGAGGAGAGGCTAGAGCTGCATACCTCGTAGTGAATGCACCTGCCGAATATTACAGCACTCTGTCGCTATCAGTTACCGGGCTGACACCTATGCACGAAATGATAGATGGCGATAATAAGGAGGATTTCGTAGGAGATGATGTGGCGGTGGATGAATATAAAACGTCCCCAAAATTCTTGCAGCCATGTGTGACCGTAAACTGGCTATTGTCAAGGATAGCGAGGAAGTCGGGCGTATCTTTCGTTTGGCAGGATGATGAAGCAAAGAAAATGTTGAACAACCTTGTTGTGCCTATCATCAACAACAAGGCAGACGACAAGACAATTATCGGTAATCTGACCGCAGACGTTAAGAGCCGGGACGGACTAGGTGCGCTTTCCTTTTCCGTCAACAACTCATTGACATCAGTCACGCCAAGCACTGGCAGCGATGTACAGAAACTGACGATAACGAAGGATTGCGAACTGACCTTTGATGTGCAAGTGCAATACTACGTCAGACATCAGTTTGAAGACGCAGCGGAGATTCAGGTGCCTATGGGCGTGAAAATGACCGTGACAACGCCAAGCACTACTGGAGGTGAGGCATCCACGCAGGAATACGAGTTCGGAGATTTGAAATACGAGGATGGGCAGATGAAGTTACCGGTCGTACTACGCAGATATGCTATCGATGGCTATCTTTATTTACTTTCGGCAGGAACGAACACAATATCGATAAAGAAGGACGATGTACTGACGTTTGAGACTATCATGCACGGACCGGATGCGGGCGAAACTAACCCACCATCCGTTTACAGCGGCAAAATCACAGCGAGAGTCAAGATTGGAGATAGCGTGCCGATTGGGGGAAGTTTCCCTATCGGCATAAATCTACCTGAAATCGAGGTAACAAACTTCATTAAGTTTCTAGCTTTGATAACTGGCTCGTTCCCTAGGCAACTGACCAACAGCACGCAAGTGCAGTTTATCATGTTTACCAGAGTTTGGGCAAACAAGGCGAACGCCTACGACTGGAGCGGAAAACTCATTCCGTATGACCGCCAAGGTGCACCACGGAAAAGCGAGTATTCCGTTTCAGACTTTATGCAACACAACCGCTACAAGTGGAAGGAAGACGAAGAGACAACCGGGGACTATGATGCAGACCTCGTAATCAGCAACCAGACTTTGGGCTATGAGCAGGACACGTGGACGCTACCTTTTGCAGCCAGCGATGACAACCGCATACCGATAAGAACACTTGATTCTTTCGGCATGAAGAATGGTGGAGAGTATAAGGGATGCAAGGAGCGGATAATGACGCTAAGAGATGATAAGGAGCAAGCTGCACTTCGATTTGATATTGACCTTCAGAACATATTCGATACGAAGTACAAGCAGCTTGCAGCAAGTATCGCCAGGGCGCACGTAATCACGGAACGGCTCAATCTGTCGGACTTGGATATACTAGATTTTGACGAAACGAAGCCAGTGTACCTTGCCCAGTACGGAGCGTATTTTGCGGTTCTGGAAATCAAGACAACAAACAGCGGATATTGCGAGGTTACAATGATAGAGTTGAACAATTAAAAAGAAAGAACTATGGTAAGTGAAGATAAACAGCAGATTCTTGACATCAAGGTCAAGTACGAGGATGCAATCTATGGCATCATCAGATACAAGGAGAAGATAGACCAGCTAAAGCAATCCATCAAGGACTTGCAGCAGCAGGAAAAAGACAAGACCATCACGACCAACGAAATGAAGGTGCAGACGGAAGCCATCAACGCAACCATCAAGGAATACCGTTACAACGTTCGCACGCTGCAAAAGGAGATACAGAACAACGTGCGCACAGAGAACGAGCAGGAGGGCAGCTTGAAACAGCTGCGTGCCCAGCTTTCCAATGCCACCAAGGCTTACGATGAGATGAGCCGTGCCGAGCGTGATAGTTCCAAGGGTCAGGAGATGCAGGAGCATATCCAAGACTTGATAGAGGAGCTGAAAGAGGCTGAGGAGGCTACTGGAAGATTCCAGCGCAGTGTCGGCAGCTATTATGATTCCATGATGAAGGCGGCTGACGACCTGCAGAACACCGAGTTTTTCGGTTTTGATGTTGTTGATGATACTGGAATCGGAAAGGTTATGGAAATGGGAAAGTCCGTGGAAGACCTAAAGGTAAAGTTTGGTGCGTTGAAAAATACGGCTCTTTCCTTATTGACCAACCCTTATTTCCTCGCTATGGCAGGTGTGGCAGGCGCAGGAATGGCATTCAAATGGTGGTATGACTACAACAAGGGATTGATGGAAGCCACACGACTGACGCAGCAGTTCACCGGATTGACCGGGGACGAAATGAAATCCGTGCGCAACGAGGCTCTTGCGGTATCCAATGCATTCGGTTTGGAATTCACGGAGACGATGCAGTCTGCCAATACGGTGAGCAAGGCTTTCGGCATTTCCGTTTCTGAGAGTTTGAAGATTATGCAAGACGGACTGGTGAGCGGAGCAAACGCTAACGGTGAGTTTCTCGACACGATTAAAGAATACCCGAGATACTTCAAGGAAGCCGGACTGAATGCAGAAGAAATGGTGGCAATATCAACGCAAGCGACCAAGGAAGGCATCTTCAGCGACAAGGGTGTTGATACAATCAAGGAAGGAAATCTACGACTTCGAGAAATGACAACCGCTACGGCTGCTGCACTTGACGGAATAGGTATTTCTTCCAAGCAAGTTCAGAAGGACTTGCAGGACGGAAGCAAGACCACATTTCAGGTTATGCAAGAGGTGGCTAATAAGCTAAAGGAACTCCCACAATCAAGTGCCGCTGTAGGTAGCGCAATTGCAAACATCTTCGGTGGTCCTGGAGAGGATGCCGGACTTGCTTATATTGAGATGCTCGGAAATATCGAACTTGATATGGACAAAGTGAAGGCAAAGTCCGGGGATATTGCCAAGGCACAAGAAGACGAATTGAATGCAACCAAGGAATTGCAGGACGCAATGGCTTCTTTGTTTGATTATACCGGGGGTGGATTCGAGAAGATGAAGGCTCAGTTGTCAACGATTGCGAAGAAATCACTTACGGCAGTTATCAAGGGAGTGGTGAAGGCGATAAACTACTTCATCGATTGGTATAATAACAGCCTTCTCCTTCGAGGTATCATCAATGCGCTCGGCACAAGTTTCCGCTTGATGTGGAACGCAATCAAGCTTGTATGCAATCTTGGAATAGACGCATTCAAGAGGATGGGCTTTGCAGCCAAGGGCATGCTTGATATTCTCGAAGGTATCGTGACCTTCGACCTATCCAAGGCACAGAAGGGATTCAAGGAGATATTCGATATATCCGGCACAATCAAGGAAGCATGGCACGACATCAAGAACGCTGGTATCGAGATAGGAAACTCATTCGCAGACGGATTCGAGAACACCGTGAACGGAAGGCTCGAGCACATAAAGCTAGCCAGCGTGAACGGTGGAGCGACCAGCAGCGAGCCAGTGAGCGGAAACAAGGGAACGACACCAGCAGCAGCCAAGGGCAGCACTGCCAAGACCAAGGCACAGAGAGCCAAGGAAGAAGCAGAAGCAAAGGCAGAGGCAGAGCGCAAAAAGAAGCAGGAAAAAGAATTGCAGGAAGCGATTGCGCTTATCCAGTATCAGTACAACGAGCAAGTAATGGACGCAAAGAAGCGATACCTCGCAGGCATGTACGACAACGACCGAGACTACGACAACGACCTCGAACAGCTGGAGAAGAACATGGTAGCGAGGAGCATTGACGCATACGTGGCGGCTGGTGAGATAGGAGCGGAAAAGGCGCAGGAAATGCAGGCAAAACTTCTCGACATAATGATTAAGGCGAAAGCGGACTTGAAGAATCAAGCCAAGGAGATTGTGGACGAACTCAACAAGGAGTTCGAGGAAGCGGAAAAGGCACGCAAGGATGCGGACATCATGAACGGTGGCACTGGAGAGGAAGACGATGCAGCCAAGCTGGAGAGATACAAGGCTTTCCTTCAGAGCAAGATGGACGCCTACAAGGACTATGCAGCCGTGCAGGAGCAGCTGCAGAAGGATTTGAGCGATTCCGAAGTCAAGGAGCAAGAGGAAGCCAACAAGAAAAAGGCAGCTTTGCAGGAGGAGCAACTGAAAATGATGAGCGACATGATACAGACCATGGGAGACGGTCTGTCCGAGTTCTTCGAGAGCGAGGATAAATCGCTGCACTCATTCCTCAAATCGATGCTGACATCAATACTTGACGCAATCGAAATAGCAGTTAACGCTTACTATGCACAGATCCTCGCCAAGGAGATTGCGAGCAAGTCGTGGGGAGGTGTTGCGAGTGCAGCTGCGTTGATGGTACTTATCAAAGCAGCCTTTTCAGGAGCAAAAGCACTCGTCAAGGGATTCTCCACTGGTGGATATGTGCAGGGAGCAGGCACCGGAACGAGCGACAGCATCCCGGCAAGGCTCTCCAATGGCGAGAGCGTAATGACCGCCAAGGCGACATCGATGTTCAGTCCGATATTATCCGCATTCAACCAGCTAGGCGGTGGCGTACCTATCGTAGTAAATAACGGAGGCAGCAATATCGGCATGGATATGCTGGCGGCAGCTGTAGCAAGAGGGTATCAGATGGCTCCTCAGCCAGTAGTGAGCGTTGAGGAGATAAACCGAACCCAGCGGAGAGTGCAGACGATAGAGAATATCGGCAGGATTTAAAGTGTAGTTATTTCTTTAAGATTTGCGTTCTGAGCGGTTTTTGCTTAAAGGTGGTAAAGTTACACACCCAAGGCAATAAAAGCCGCTTAGAACGCAAAATTTCGGCATGTTTAGAAAAATTAACTGCTTACGAGATAAACATATTGAAAAATATCGTATCTTTGCAGCGTTTTAAAACTTAAAAAATCAATATTCAATGGCAAAACTCAGAATATACAACGACATCGACAGCCAAGACAACAAGTTCTGGTATCAATGGTGGGGAGGCGATTGCGTATGTTTTCAAGATATAGATGCTTTTGCGGCAAGCATACCGAAAGACGATGATTCAATCGATATGCGCATCTTCTGCAATGGCGGCTCTGTGATTGAAGGCTGGGCAATCTACGACCGACTGCGACAGAGCGGCAAGAAGATTTCCTGCACCGTGGAGGGCAAGGCAGCATCCATGGCAACAATCATCATGCTCGCAGCACCAAAGGAGAACCGCAAGGCATACGAGAACGCTGCCTTCCTCCTGCACAACCCATATGTTCCTGGCTTTCTTTTAGGCGACCAGCTGAACGCAAAGGACTTGAAAAACCAGAGCGAGGAATTGCAGATGTGGCAGGATATGATGGTGGACGCATACGTAGAGCGGTGCGAGTGCGATAGGGAAGAGATTCAAGCCCTGATGGACAAGGACATCTTCATCAACACCAGCGAGGCTTTGCGCCTAGGTCTTATCAGCAGCACCATTGTACCACTCAGCGCAAGCGCATCAAAACGCAACATAGAAAATTTTATTAATTCAAAACAACAAAATCCAAAAGCAATGGAGAAGAAAACAGAAGTAAAGGCTTCTCTCCTCGACAAGATTCTCGCTAAGTTTGGCGTGAAGACACTGGAGGAAGCAGAGCAGGCGTTGGCAGAGCCACAAGCCAAGGCAGAGCCAAAGGCGATGGAACTCAACACAGCAGACGGACAGACACTGACCGTTGAGCGTGAAGAGGGAGATCCACAAGTTGGCGACAAGGCAAGTCCTGACGGAACGTTTGAGATGCCCGATGGCAAGACAATTGTTGTCGAGGACGGTGTAATTACCGACATTCAGACCGCAGGCAATGAAGGCGGTGAAGGCAATGAAGGCGGTGAAGGCGGCAGCGCATCAAGCACCGACAACGAAACCGTAGCCAAGTTGAAGCAGCAGGTAGCAGCACTCAAACAGCAGTTGAACGACACCAAGGCACAGCTGGCAGGCGCACAGAAACTCGCAAAGAGCAAGGAAGACATGCGCATCCTGAATGCCGTGAAGATGGCAGGCGGTGCTGAGAAGGTGTTGGCAGGCTACAGCAGCCACTACCAGCCAGCACAGCGACAGCCAAGCGGCAAGGGCGCAGGCGACAACGTGAACCCAGTCGAGGAAGGTAAGAACGCCATCAAGGAGAGACTTGCCAAGCTCCACAAAAAGGGCAAGAAGTAACCAAATATTAACCCATTAAATCGAAAAAAATAATGGCAGGATTTGCAAAACAGCAACTCGAGAACCTTAAACTCGAGCCAGAAAACCTCGCAAGCATCAAGGATGCCGTGCAGGAAACCTTCTACAACGATGAAGACTTCTCTTCATTCGTGAACATTCAGAAGGTCAAAGAGAAAGACCCTATCGCTCTTCTCGGAGAGATGGAAATGGTCGGTAAGAAGGGTGGCGGTTGCGACCCTACCTACGAAGAGAAGGGTATCGCCAACTCTCAGAAGCGTTGGGAACTCGGACAGTGGGAAATCCCTCTCAAGATTTGCTACGAGGCATTGAAGGGAACCATCGCAGAGTATTCATTGAAGACTGGTACAGCCATTGGCGACCTCATCAGCACCGACTTCATGACAATCTATGCAGATGCACTCCAGCGAGCCATGCAGCAGATGATTTGGCGTTTCGGCTGGCTTGGCGACAAGGAAGCAACACTGGCAAGTGAAGAAGGTGGCGGTGGCGGCAAGCTGACGGCAGGCTTAGATGTCAGTAATTTCAACGTCTGCGATGGTCTGTTCAAGCGCATCTTTACAGCCACAGCGACAAAGAACCATACCACCATCGCAGCCAACAGCGAGACCACGGCAGCATTGCAGATTTCTGCATTGCGCAAGAGTGGTGCGGCTACTACACTTGTAGACACCATTTTGATGGATGCAGACACACGTATCGTTGACGACAGCGATGCCGTATTGCTCATGACACGCTCGCTTGCTGACGCATTGACCTACGACCTCAAGAAGACCTACCACGACATTATGCCATGGGAGAAGTTGTTCGATGGCTTCGAAGTAGCGACCTACAACGGAGTGAAGATTGCACGTGTCGGCATTTGGGACAGAATGATTAAAGCATACGAGAAGGGCGCAACGACAGTCAACCTTCCACACCGTGCGGTATTCTGCAACCCTAAGCACCTTATGATTGGTACAGACGCAGACAATCTCATTAGCGACCTCGACATCTGGTTCGACAAGAAGGAGCGCAGGAACTATCTCTACGTTACCGGTAAGATTGGCACGGCTCTCCTCGAAGAGGATATGATCCATGCAGCTTACTAACCGCACCAAATTTTCAGTTTAGTATTAAGTTATTTGACAATCCTCAACACCCACAAAACGGTGTTGGGGATATAACAATTTTAAAACGAATTAATATGACAACAACTTGCGAGAGCCTTATCGCCCAGGACATCATCGTCCCTTGCGAAGACCAAGTAACAAAGGGACTGGAGGGCGATGGACTTATCATCAACCGAGACGACATCGACTTCACCAAGTCCGTTGTAGCGGGCAATATAATTAAAACATTAGTTTTGAAGACTGGCAAGAAAGCATACGCTATCCGGCAGGAAGGCAGCAAGCCATTCACTGGAACCAAGACCGAGCTGACCGTTGGCACGTATCGCAACAGCTGGAAGAATACCGTAGCAGTCGTGGTATTGGCTAACACACCTGACGTTTGCGCAAATATCATTGACGGACTGGCGAACGGAAAGTTCGTTATCATCCTGCGCAACCTCTCAAAGGGAGCGGACGGAAATGCAGAGTATCAGGTGTTCGGATATGCGCAGGCACTGAAGGCAAGCGCAGGCGAGAACGACAAGTACTCAGACGACACCGAGGGTGGCTGGCTTATCACGCTGGAAGAGGAGAGCGTACCGAAGGCAGCTTATTTCTTCTTCGATACAGACAGCGAGACCACAGCAGCCAAGTATAAGAGCCTTCTGACGGAAGCAGCAGCGTAGCCTATGACATACAAGGAAGCAACAGCCAAGGTCGGGGAGTTGAAGGAACGTTTCGACAGTCCCTTTGATGCAACCGACAAGGCAGTTATCGAAACTCTATATTTCGAGGTAACACGAAAGCGGTTTGTTCCGACAACCTGCCAGCAGTGTTACCACGATGCTTTGATTGAAATTTATCTAAAACTCAAAAAAGAAAAGGCAATGCTAAAAACATGTAATTACGCCATGAAGGCAGGTTTCATCATTTCCTGCCCGGATTTCTACCATGGTAAGATTTTCACGAATGAGAACCTGACCGACAAGGTAGCGCACGAATATCTGACGAAGTACCCACACATGGAGAGCTACTTTCAGAAGATACCCAGCGATGAACTCATCGAGAACAAGCAGCAGCCAGAAGGCAGCGACAGCGGTGCAGATGATACCACCGGGAAAGATCCTGCCGAAAAAGCAGCAGGCAGCGAAAAGAAAAAAGACCTCGACCAAGCCGAGAAAGCAGGCAAGGAAGAAGAGTAAAACAACAAGTAAAACGACACAAGCAGTATGAACGTTAAGACAGTTAAAAAGCCAAAGCGAAGGGTTGATATTGGCTACGTCAGCCGATTCAAGATGCAGGCATACGGATATGATAATCTATATCCGCAGAACCTCGCACGCATTACGGAAGCCAGCGGTACGGCAATGCTGTGCCTTAACCGATATGCCCGATTCATTGAGGGCTACGGCTTTGATAGCGACATTCTAGCAGCGTTAGCGATGAACCAGCAAGGGGACACGGCAGACGATTTGCTTCGAAACGTAGCGCAAGACCTCGCACGCTTTGGAGGCTTTGCCCTTCATGTAAACTACAACGTTCTAGGGCAGGTGTCGAGCGTGAGCCACGTACCCTTTGAGAATTGCCGCCTTGAAGAGACGGACGACAAAGGGAACGTGGCGCACGTCTTGCTGCATCCAGACTGGGAGCAGAAGAAAACGAGGAACGGAAAGCGTTTGATGGTGAACGAGAAGACAATCGAGCGCATCAACGTCTTCAACCCCGACCCGGACATCGTTCTCGAACAGATTGAGAACGCTGGCGGCATCGACAGCTACAAGGGACAGATTCTGTGGCAGAGCCTAGACGGAAAGTTCATCTATCCGACAGCCAGCTACGATTCTGCCATCACGGAGATTTCGACCGATGAGGGACTGGGTAACGTCAAGATGCGAAACGTCCGCAACAACTTCCTCGTATCGTGTATGCTCGTAACCAAGAAGGGCGTGCCTAAGTTCAACGAGAAAGGCGAAGAGGTGGAGAGCGGACAGATGATTTCCGATGAAGACCTTTTGCAGTTCCAAGGGGACGAGAACACAGCGAAGATTCTTGCGGTCGAGGTTGAGAACGAGGAAGACGAGCCGAAGGTTTTTGCTTTCCCAACGAAGAACTTCGACAAGGAGTTTTCCGTGACCGACAGCAGCGTTATCGAACGCATCTATGCCCAGTTTCACCAAGAACTCTTCTACTCCATCCGTATTGGCAAGCTGGGATTCAGCGGACAAGTTATGCAGGACGCTTACGAATACTATGCTGGCGAAGTGACAACCGAGCAGCGTTTCATCGAGCGAGCCTTCAAGAAGATTTTCAAGAATTGGCACGACCCAGCCATTCAGAACCTAGACCCAAAGCTACAGCCGTTGAAGTATATCAGCAGCGAGGTTGCAGGGAACAACACGATAGATTAATTGATTGAGCCTATGGGAGAGCAAAGAAAACAACTTATCACGGTTGATCAGTTCCGAAAACTGGCACGACCGACCAGCACACACCTAGATGAGGATGAAGTGAACGCATACATTCGAGAATGCGAAGATGCGAACATCATACCAGCCATCGGGTATGAGCGGTTCAAGGCAGCGACCGAGCAGGGAGAGTGGGGCGATTCAGTCTTGCCCGATTTTCAGCCTGCAACTTTCCTGGACGGTGGCGAATACACCACCAAGAAGGAGGGCGATTGCAGCCAAGGCGAAACCAAGGTGCAGAAGTACACAAGCGGAATACGCAAGGCACTCGCTTACTTCACGTATGCGAGGTTTTTTCGTGCCGATGGCACAATTATAAGCCGAGCAGGTGGAATGCGCCACAGAGACGATTATTCAGACCATGTTCAAGACGTTTCAAGCAACAAGCAGTACAACGACATCATGGATATGGCTGAAAGATATTTATCAGATGCTCTCGAGTATCTCAAGGCATTCACCTCGAAAGGAGAAGTGAAGGCACAGCGAGGAACAAGGGCACACATTCACGCAATAGGCAACTAAAAGCATATAAGTTATGAACGAGGATATTCAAAAAATGCTCCGTATGGCAGAGCTGATACGAGATGCAACGCAGGTTGGAGAAAACACAGCGGTGCGTGTCGGCACGGAAATTTACGACATCGTTGTCGAGTTAAGCAGGATGCTTGCCATGATGGACGATAAACTGGAGAACGATGCGGTCGTTAGGATTATCAAGAGTGAACTCGCCAAGATAACAATAACGGAAGCGCAAATTGCGGATGGGGCGATAACGGCAGCGAAGCTTGCCGATGGCTCTGTAAAGAACAGACACCTAGCATCCAATTGTGTGACCTCAGATAAAATACAACCGGGAGCGGTCAAACACGACCATCTGACCGAGGACTGTATATCAACTGGAAACATCAGAGACGGCAGCGTGACAGCAAAAAAACTCGGCACGGATATCTACAAGGATATCGCAAACAAAGTGACCGACATCGTGACGAAGGACTTCCCTCCAGCAATCACGGAGGAACAGATAACAGATATTACTAGTATTTAAAACAATAGATTATGCAATTTTTAGACGCAATAGGCTTAGCCTATTTCTGGGAGAAGATTAAAGCTTCGTTCGTCAGCACTAAAGGAGAAAGTGTAATTAATACGGATGACGATAATTATGGACTGTCAGTCCAGAATATAGGCTCTACAACTCTTACGCCATCAGGCTTCGTCTCTTATAATAATATTGGTGACGAAACAGATATGGTTGCCCGTCTTCAATATGGGGATTTGCTATTAAGTAAAATACACCTAAAACACGGAACTTCTTCGCAGATCCTTATCGCCGATGGCTCTACCAAGACTATTAATGCAGCCAACGGCATTTGTGGACTTGATGCCAACGGAAGAATCCCGCTCGCACAACTTGGCAACCTCGATACATCTTTGTTCAAGTTGGTAACCAGCCTTCCTTCATCGGGCGAGAGTAACAAGATATACATCGTTAAGGACGGAAGCGATGCCAACGATGTGTATCAAGAGTATTACTATACCAATGGTGCGTGGGAAAAAATCGGTACTCACACCGTGAAGGTCGATTTAACGCCTTACGCCAAAAAGACGGAAGCGGTAAAAAATGTGGTTTTCAGAGGTGTAGAATCCGATGGGTCTCAAACTTCAAACACTGCATCTCGAAATCTTGTATATACACTAGGTGATGGGAGTGAGAAAGTAGTGGATGTACCTCTTGCTGAACCCAGAACTACTGGGGGAAGACCTTATCCTGGTCAAAACGGCTTCATGAGATCCTCCGATAAGGCTAAGCTAGATGGCATTGCGGATGGTGCAAACAATTACACCCTGCCTACTGCCAGTGCATCGGTGTTGGGTGGTATTCTTATAGGTTATGGTACAAGCGGTCGTAATTATGCCGTCCTGCTAGATGGAAGCGGTAAGGCTTATGTTAATGTTCCGTGGACTGATACAAACACCACCTACGACTTGTCGCCTTATGCTAAGACGGCAGACGTAAACAAGGCACTGGCAAAAAAGGTTGACGTGGTAAGCGGGAAGGGGCTTTCGACCGAAGACTTCACGACAGCACTCAAAACCAAGTTGAACGGCATCGCCACTGGCGCAACAGCAGACAGCGCAATCCCAATATCGGTAATTGATGCATTAAATTAGAAAGGGGGTTTATATGAATTTCTTAGATGAAAGTGGACTAAAGAAGCTTTGGACGAAAATAAAAGCAAGTTTTAGCACAGCTATTGTTGAAAGTTCTCAAAATTCAAACATTCCATTTGTTGCAAATCATCAAATTGTTAACGTGAATAGTTCAGGTCGTATCAACGTATTTAACTGGTTTCAAAAGGCATCGGAAGGAGGCATCCTGGAGGTAGTCTTTACAGGAGCGCAAGAATGTCGCACTTATTGCAGCCAGGCTGGTATTAGCGTTCTGCTTAAAATGAAAGAAACATCAAATGGTCCAATTCTTAGTAGGATTGATTTTTTGGAAACGGCATACAATACCTATGCACGCTTAATTAAGATTAGTAATGTTAGTCTTCTTGTCGCAGAGTTTGTTCAAAACAAGTAAAACTAAAATAATTTTAAAATACACTATTATGAGAAAAAGTACTGGTAGAGCAAAACCAGTAACTCCTAAAGCAGGAGTTACTAAAACCTCAAGAAGATATGCTTGTGGTGGTAAACTTGAACTATAAGTCGCTGACTTTAGAAATTTAAAAGTAAGACAATATGAAGAAGAAACAATTACACGAAGCACTGGCTGTGCTTCTTACTAAATTATCATCGGCAAGGGACAACCCCTTGCTGATGGATAACTACGCAGTAAAAGCCTTGCGCACGGTTCTTTTGAATTTCAAGGAATCGGGCGAGCTTCACGAAGCATACAAGGAGCAGATACAATCCACGCTGGAGAGTGACAACCCCTGGGTAGCTATGATGATGAAGTCAATTGGCGCAGATCCTTCTATTAAGAAGAGTATGACCGATGAAGCCATTGACGGAATGATTGATTCTATGTTGGGCAACGATTAAAACATTTTATTATGAATGACAAGGAGAAAGAACTATGGCGAGTTATAGACAACGTAATCAAGTGTTGTGCTATTGAACTGCAGAACGGAGAGTTGAGTATTACGAGAGAAGACGTTCTCGGCAAGTCTAGAGCTGAAAATCTCGTAATGGCAAGATGTATGGTCGTTGAGCAGATGATACACGCAGGATTCAGCATAACGACCATTGCGACCGTTCTGAACCGCACCGTTTCAGCAGTGAGACATCTTAGCAAGATGTCTTACACCTATATCAGTACGTCTCGAGTTTATCGACTTGCCACGGCACAAGCGACCCTTCTAAACAAGGACGTTGAGCCGATTTGTATTTAAGAAACAAAAAGAAAATAACCAAAAGCGTTCTTTGACAATAATTCGATAAATACCCCTGCACTAACTTTTTGGAGCGAGCCAAAAATCAGAGTAACTTTGCAGCGGATTCCAATATTTGGCTTCCGTAACGTAATTAACTCAAAATTATATGGCAGACACTATCGAGAAAGTTTATTGCACTGGGGACAGTGGCAATGACAACCTAGCAGCAGCCTTGCTCGCTAGAGGTAGAGACAATGATCCAGCGACTATGCTGGCAGCAATGAACGGTGGTATGGGTGGAGGTTGGAACAACCCATTCGCCTACATGATGATGTTGGGAATGTTCCGCTTCATGTACGGTGATGGCTGGAACGGACAGAACGGAAACGTTCAGAGAGCCGAAATCCAGTCTCAGATTGACAGCCTTCGCAACCAGATGGCAGACAACCACAACAGCGACTTGTTGATGGGAGCAATCCAGGGCAACAACCAAGACTTGAAGACCTTGGCGGCTAACTTGAACTGCGACTTCAACGCATTGCAGGCTTCTGTTTGCGGCATTCAGGCAGGCATCCAGCAGATAAGCGGACAAGTCGGTTATTCGGCAGAGCGAGTAATCAATGCTATCTCGCAGGGTAACTTGCAGATGACCATTGCACTGAAGGACTGCTGCTGCCAGACCCAGCAAAACATCATCCGTATGGGCTACGAGCAGCAACTGGGACAGAAGGACATCGTGAACACCTTGCAGCAGAATTTCGCCTACACCAATACTGGTGTGGAGCGTGCGGCAAGCAGTCTCAGCAACCTTATCCAGTCGGTCGTTTGCGACTTGAAGACCTCGGGCAAGGAGAATACTCAGCGCATCGTTGATGTTCTGAACAACCACTGGGAGCAAGACCTTCGCATCCAGCTGGAGGACAGCAAGCGCAGAGAGCAGACTGGTTTCATCATCCAGCAGCTGAAGACCACCACAACCACAACTGGAGCGTAGTAGGTCTAAACAAAATCTATCAAGGGGCAACTCGCTGTGTTACCAGCGAGACCCCTTTTTGTCTATTTATCGAATTATCTAAAAAGAGCGCATTATGGAATTTAAGAATATACAAAGAAATCACCCGGTCTATCTGCTAGACAAGCAGACGGTGGAAGTTAAGGAAGGCAAGGTCGTAGACAACCAGCCGCACATCAACACTGGCATCGCAACCATTTCCAGCAGCGGACAGTCAATGCGAGACGTAACAATCGAGGTGGAGGGAAAGCAGACCATCTACACCATACCCGAACACCTCGGAGTTACCTTTGCAGGCGAAATCGTACTGGCAACTGACAAGGCAGACCTTTTGCCCGAAGTTGGGAAATTGGTAAATGAAGCCGATGAGATAATCAAGGCATACGAGCCAAGCAAGGAGCGGAAAGCCAAGGGCGAGGAACTTCTTGCAGCTTTGAACCCGGCAATCAAGGAGAAGCAGGAAACGGAAAAGCGTTTCAAGGCACTTGAGGGCGATATAAGCGGCATTCGTGGCATGGTTAAGCAATTACTCGACAAACTAGGATAGGAGGGCGCACAATGAAGAAAATAATCGTTTTGCGCCATTCTTGCGGCAGCGAGGAAGAGCGACACCAGCACCAAGAGAGCGACATCATCCACGGCTTGCCATACGAGAAGGCAGCAAAGGCACTCATGGGAGCCAGTGGGTACGTGGCATACGTTGCCAAGCACGGCTACCATTTTACGAAGCAGCTAGCAATCAAGGCAAGCGAGCAGATGAAGAACGTAGACGGAACGAGCCACCGTTGGACGGTAGACGAAATCCGGCTGGCAACAAACAACGAGATAATCTCGAAGGGCACGACCCTCGGGGATATTCTCTATTTGGCTAATATGGCTTATGCGGACTTCTACCCGAAGGTAATCAAGACCGAGAGCGACTGCGTACAGTATGCTATTGCCGTAGCCAGTGATCCGGACGGATACGAGGGTATGGCATTCTGCAGGTGGACGGCAGACATCATCGGAAAGGGCGTTACCATTGACTGGGAAAAATTGGAATAAACCAAAAAAATTAATTGATATGAGCGAAGTATTTCACGATTTTCAGGTGCACCACCTTTATTTGTGCGCCCTAGTAATTTTTATCTGTTTCGCTACAATTCT